GATCCCAGAGAACCCCTTTTTGTGGTAAACCCCTGAATTAAGTTATGGCTGATAATGGTGTATATCTTGGTAACCCAAATCTCAAGAAGTCCAATGTTGCTATTGAGTGGACTCAAGATCAAGTTAAAGAATACTTAAAGTGTAAGGAAGATCCTTTATATTTTGCAGTTAATTATGTGAAGATTATCAGTCTTGATGAAGGACTGGTTCCGTTCAAAATGTATGATTTTCAGGAAAAACTTGTAAGAAATTTCCATGAGCACAGATTCAACATTTGTAAGATGCCCCGACAGTCGGGAAAGTCAACAACTGTTGTTTCATACCTCCTTCATTACGCACTCTTCAATGATAGCGTTACTATTGGTATACTTGCAAACAAAGCTGCAACTGCCAGAGAACTGTTAGGAAGACTTCAAACTGCTTATGAGGCATTACCTCATTGGATGCAACAGGGTATTGTTGCATGGAATAAAGGTTCTATGGAGTTGGAAAACAAATCAAAGATTCTTGCTGCATCGACATCTGCTTCTGCTGTACGAGGCATGTCGTTCAACATTATCTTCCTCGATGAGTTTGCGTTCATTCCAAATCATATCGCAGAAGAATTTTTCAGTTCTGTATATCCCACTATTTCATCTGGTAAATCTACAAAAGTTATTATCGTTTCTACCCCAAAGGGTATGAATCATTTTTATAGATTGTGGCATGACTCCGAACTTGGTAGAAATGAATATGTAAACACGGAAGTTCATTGGTCAGAAGTTCCTGGTCGAGATGATGCTTGGAGAGAACAAACTATAAAAAATACATCGGAATCTCAGTTCCGAGTTGAGTTTGAGTGTGAGTTCTTAGGATCCGTAGATACTCTAATAGCGCCTTCAAAATTGAAGTCGATGGTATATGATGTACCAATAAATACTGCAAAAAATGGTGGAGAGATATACTGCCACTCAATAGAAAAACATAATTATATTATTACGGTTGACGTTGCTAGAGGTGTAGAAAAAGATTATTCTGCTTTTATCGTATTTGATACAACAGAGTTTCCGTATAAGGTTGTTGCGAAGTATAGAAATAATTCCATTAGACCAATGTTATTTCCAAATGTTATTTGGGAATTTGCAAAAGCATATAATGATGCATACATTTTATGCGAAGTAAATGATATTGGAGATCAAATTGCAGCAACTCTTCAATACGATTTGGAATATCAAAATTTACTCATGTGTTCTATGAGAGGTCGAGCTGGACAATTAGTTGGTCAAGGATTCAGTGGAAAGAAGACTCAGTTGGGTGTCAAGATGTCCAAGACTGTTAAGAAAATTGGATCGTTAAACTTGAAGACAATGATAGAATCTGATAAATTATTGATATCGGATTATAATATTATTGCAGAACTCACAACATTTATTCAGAAAAATAATTCATTTGAAGCTGAAGAAGGATGTAATGATGATCTCGCTATGTGTTTGGTTATCTTTGCTTGGTTAGTTCAACAAGACTATTTCAAAGAAATGTCTGATGATGATATTAGAAAAAGAATCTATGACGATCAACGAGATCAAATTGAACAGGATATGGCTCCGTTTGGATTTGTAAGTGACGGAATTAACGAAGAGACATCGTTTGTTGATTCAAGTGGCGATAGGTGGCATACTGATGAATATGGTGATGTATCACATATGTGGAACTATCGGTAATGGACACCAAAAGACAAGTCATAGATCTGATAAGGATCGTTATTTGCTTTCAATTAGTAATAGTTGGGGTAACTATTATGGGTTGTTTTTTGCCAGGTAGATCTTGCGATAGCGAGACGAAACAACATATCGCTAATATGATGACAGTTATAACAACATCCACCTTCGCACTGTATGCGGCAGAAAAATAATGAACCTAGATGATGAGTTTGTATTGGGACATCTTCTTCTAAATGAAAGAAAATGTAGGTCTTGTGGAGAGATAAAAAATTTATTAACAGACTTTTATAGGACGAGAAGAAATAGGACTACTGCTTCTGCTTACTCTTACGAATGTAAGGATTGTACTAAACAACGAGTAATGAGATCTAGGATTAAAGAACTAAAGGACACATCTACATACCCAGACTGGTAGGGAGTTCATGCATTGTTTCCCCACTTGAAAACGAGCAAATTCTAAATAATAACAGATAAAAAATGGACTTCTTAAAGAGGAACTACAATGTCATTAAATTTAGTCTCCCCAGGCGTTAAGGTAAGAGAAGTTGACTTAACTATTGGACGCATTGATAATATTAATGATCAGGTGGGTGCCATTGCTGGTCCTTTTGAAAGAGGACCCGTAGACGTACCACTACTAATTGAAACCGAAAACGATCTTACACAAACGTTTGGTAAACCACTATCTACCGATTCCCAGTATGAGTACTGGATGGCTGCTTCATCGTATCTTTCTTACGGTGGCATTCTAAGAGTCATTAGATCTAGTAACCCAACTCTATCTAACGCCAACGTTGCACTAGCGGGGGGATCCCTGGCTGGTTTGCAAATTAATTCCTCTGAGGATTATACAAATAATCACAGAGAAGATATCAGCTGGACATATGCATCTAGAAACCCAGGTTCTTGGGCTAATGATCTTAAAGTTTGCACAATCGACTCTGCTGCTGACCAAAGACTTGGAATTGGTACAGATGGTCTCCAGGTAGGATATGCAATCACTGCTGGTTTCTCAACATCAGTAGCACTAAGTGATGGTACTGTTGGAGTTAAGACAGGATATCTTAAAGGCGTCATTACTTCGGTTAACGCATCTTCAGTTGATGTTAAGATTCTATCGGAATATGACAGCACCAATAACAAATGGTCCGAAACTGATTATCAAGAAGGAAGCACCACAAAAGCATTCCTTGGATACGATGAAGGACAGGAGGCATACGTTACTGGTATCAATACTGCTTACTTTAACAATAGAAACCTTTACAGAATATTTGATAACGTAGGTGATGAAGTTGGTATTGAAAGAACTAGATTCCAAGCAACTGTTGGTATCGGATCCACAATGATTGGATTTGGAGCTGACTTAGACAACTCCAAAATTGCTTTTGGTGATAAGGTAAAGTCAGTCAATGGAAATTACGAAGGAACAGTTATTGGATTCACTACAGAAGGTGATTCAACTACTGCAGTCATCATGGATGTTGCAGCTTCAGTTTCTTTCGCTAATACAGACTTCATTGTTAAGACAGGTATTGGTAGTGGACTTACCTTAAGACAGGGTAATACTGCTGAAGACTGGTACAATACACAAACTCTTGGACTAGCAAACCAGACAATCTTCTGGAAGTCTCTTGCCGAGAAACCTGCAACGTCTGCATATGCTGCAGAAAGAAGTTCCAGATTTGATGAGATGCATGTTGTCGTTGTTGATGACACTGGTAAAGTAACTGGAAGCGCAGGAAACATTGTAGAAAAGTGGGTTGGTCTTTCTAAGGCTTCCGATGCAAAAATTTCTCCAAGTACAGATATTTTCTACAAGAACTATATTGGACAGTATTCACAAAACATCTTTGTCGGTGCTGCACAAACTGGTGGATCACTTAAGTTCAATATGTTGGGTGGATACACTCTAGATGCAAGTGGTACATGGGGACAACAAGCACAGGGAGTAACATATAACGGTGCTGGAGCTAACACTTACTCTCTTGGTGGTGGTAGTGATTATGGTGGTGTTGGAGTTTACAAGTGCAATCTAGCTGATGTAATTACTTCATATACTATCCTCGACAACCCTGCAGAGTATTCTGTTAATTACATCCTTCAGGGTCCATCATCAGGTGCTACTATCTTCGAGGCACAAGCCAAGGCAAACAAATTGATTCAGATTGCAAATACTCGCAAAGATTGTATTGCGTGTATATCTCCATACAAACCTGATGTTGTTGGAATTAGTGATTCTGATCAACAGACAAATAATATCATTAACTTCTATGATAGTTTGACTTCCAGTTCTTATGCTGTATTTGACTCTGGTTACAAATATACATTCGATAGATTTAATAATTCTTTCAGATATATTGCTTTGAATGGTGATACTGCTGGTCTCATGGCAAGAACTTCAATCAATTCTTTCCCATGGTTCTCTCCTGCAGGTTCACAAAGAGGTTCGATCAATAATGCTGTTAAACTGGCATACAACCCATCACAGGCACAGAGAGATCTTCTATATCCCAAGAGAATTAACCCAGTTATATTCTCCCCTGGTGCAGGAATGGTTCTCTATGGTGATAAGACTGCTCTTAAAGAAGCATCTGCATTTGATAGAATTAACGTTCGTCGTTTGTTCCTCACTATTGAACAAACAATAGAGAGAGCTGCGAGAGCACAACTCTTCGAGTTCAATGACATTCTCACAAGAACTAACTTCTTGAATATTGTTGAACCATATCTTCGTGATGTTAAGGCGAAGAGAGGTATCATTGATTTTGTTGTAATTTGCGATGACTCTAACAACACACCAGATGTTGTCGATTCTAATCAGTTCAAGGCTGATATCTTTGTAAAACCAAATAGATCAATTAACTTCATTGGTCTGACATTCGTTGCGACACGCTCGGGAGTCAGTTTTGATGAAGTAGTTGGTAATGTTTGATCCGTCTCACTAAATAACAGTATAAGGAGTTAATTAGCCATGCCCAGTTCAAAGTCATTTAACCCACCATCGGTAGGGAATAGGACTATTGAGGATTTCAAGGCTCGACTATCTGGAGGGGCCGCCCGCCCCAATTTGTTTGAGGTTGAACTTGCTTTCCCAAGCTATGTCCAAATTGCCACGGACTCTGTTGCCAATTCTAGATTTCTAATCAAGGCTGCTCAATTACCAGCCTCGAATATTAACGTCATCGACGTTCCTTTCAGAGGAAGAAATCTTAAGATTGCAGGTGACAGAACATTTGATGTCTGGACTATTACAGTCATCAATGACATTTCATTCGATCTACGAAATGCATTCGAGCAATGGATGAATGGTATCAATAAGCATGATAATGCTACTGGTGTTATTAATCCAACTCAATATCAGAAAGATGCAGTTGTATATCAACTAGGAAGAAATACTAGAGCTTCTACTGGTAGTTTTCCAGCTAGTATCGATAAAGCAACATTAGGTGCTGGTGATAAGTATCCAGTCCTGAAAAAATATGTCTTCCATGGTTTGTTCCCAACAAACGTTAGTTCCATCGAACTTTCTTACGATAACTCCGATACTATTGAAGAGTTTACTGTAGACATGCAAGTTCAGTGGTGGGATGCATATACTGGACAAAATGTTAACCTCTTTGGTACAGAAGTGGAGCCAATCC